GCGAAGCTCGCGTCGCTGTTCGCGCACGTCGATCTTGCCAGTGGTCGGACTAAATTCATACGGGCCGCTAGTCACGTCTGCGGCTTGCGCGAACGGGCGACCGGTGATGTACATCTCCATATCGCCGGTCTGCACGAAGTCGGGCTCCACCCGGTCAATATGCAGCCACACGTTGTCACCGGCCATAGACGGCTGCGCCGGACCACCAGCCACAATCCCGAGGTCGCTTGTCTCGAAGTAGCTCTCGATCGCCACCTCTGACTGCCCTTGGATCGCATTTGTCCCGTATTCATGCTGCCACAGACTAATGAGACCGGGCACTTGACCGAACGCCAGTGTGTACGTCCCGCTCGAGGTAGCCGCAGTACTCATGGTGATGGTCTGCGCCCACAGAGCGGACACGGCGACCGAGAATCCGGCTCCTGTTCCCCCGATAGTCGCAGCAGCGGCGCTAAGAGCATCCACCAGCGCGTATCCCGCACCTCTATCGACCAACGTCACTGTGGTGACTGCACCGCCGGACACGGTGATGTTAGCAGTGGCGGTAAATCCACTACCCCCGGTTAAAGCCACGCCGGTGTACGTGCCGTTAGTATACGCCGAGCCGCCGGTTATAGCGCCCAGCGTTTGGAGCCCGTTGGTGGTCAGGGTGGATATCGTGGTGTTGGACGGGATACCTGTGCCGGTTATGAGCTGGCCTATTTGGGCTTCGAGGTTGACCGCGCTGTAGTATAGCTTGGTGCTACCGGATGTGACGACGCTGGAGACTGAGAATATAGTCGTCTGCGTGGTCGTCTCCCACCCGGCGCACACCGGGTAGCGGAACACTTGCGAGTAATACCCCGCCGACCGTTGAGCGCCGACGGAAGTACCCGCGTCGTACCACACATTCTCGCGAACGTTGTAGATGATAGCGTCGTTACACTCGGTAGAATCGCCGGATGGAAAGAACCACCAAATCTCGCCGAATCGAGTTACTTTTGTCCCCCATACCTTCTGGCGCTGGGAGTAGTTGACATTATCAAAGAAGTAATTCTGATTCATGTCGTTAGGTACTTCTTTAACGACACCATTATAGAGCAAGAATCGATCAACACCGACCCAATAGTAGATACCGTCGTATTCAACAACGGATTGACTGGACATGATGGTAGTACCGTTGCTCACAATGTCGTACCGCCAATACTGCGCCGGAGTTCCTTGGCCCCCGATGTACGAGACGCGGATCAGAGAGTCGGTGGACCAGAAAAGGCCGGATGGGGCATTAGAGCCGCCACGGACTGCGAAGCCCTGCACCACCTTACCTGCGGCCACGTTAGTCTCGTTCGCGTCGGCGCTAACCCAGTCATTCGGGTTGCCAGCAGCCGAGTTCTTAATGAAGCCGTTATTGCCGTATACAAATATATACGGGTGCAATGCGACCACGCCACCCGACACGGACACGTTATTGTCGATAGTGAGAGTCGACGCCCCGCTTGTGGTAGCGGCAGCGGATATTACGAAAGTAGTCGCATTGGTGACGGACACCACTGTGGTAGCCGATGGGATCCCAGTGCCGCTAACCGACTGACCAGCCCCGATTTGGGCGGTTGACGCCACTGTCACTACGGTTGACGTCGCCAGTGTGGCGGCTATCGTGAACACCCCGATTGCTGACAGTGTGGTGCCCGTTATGGAGCCGATCAGCACCGGAGTATTGATGGTGCTCGCAATCGCATTAAGGTCTTGGCTGGGGTGAGCCAAGATGCTAGCTATACCACCGTTGAAAGAGTCGTAAAATCCGTCGAATTGCCACAAGTTGTTGTTGCTGGCGGTGAAATTGCTGAGTGTATAGTTAGTAACGCTCGAACCTACCCCGTTACTATCGAGGTCCACCGATTGAAGGCCCGAGCTGTACCCGCTGTACACCGTGGTGTAACTGTCAATCGGGTTGACCCATATGCCGCGACTAGGGCCGGTGAATGCTCCGGATATTTCCCTAAAGCCGCCCATTTTCCTCGGTCGACCGCGTTGGAATCGAACCCACCTGCCGTCGGTGTAGAAATTCTTGTCGAATATCGTCCCATCGCGCTGAATACCAGCTAGGGTGTCGATCGAGAATACCTTGAGACTCATACGAAAGTACCGCCCGAGATGCCGCCGGTGAATGTTCCGGTGCCGGGTATGGAGAGCCCCGAAGAGGTGAGCGAAAAGAGATTCACTCCCAGAATGGCGATATTAAATTGCCCCGACCCTGCTCTGTACAACCCGGTGGTAGGCTCCGAGCTATAATACAGCGCCGGTGCTGCAACACTACCGTTGACAAGGCCGATGGAGGTAGAACCGGCCAGAACGGTGTTAGCGTTAACTAGATTGACGGAATCACAAATCAGAGTCGCTTGCTGGTTAGACGCTATGATAGCGCTTGCAGAACCAGACACGCCCGTCGTTATCGTGATAGTGTAGGAGCCGCTGGACGTGGTGGCGTTTTGGATGTAGTACACTTGCACCGTCTGAGGGACGACGATGGTAACATTTCCAGTGATGGTCCCAGTGTATTTCTGGATGACGTTCGCGGCATCGGCACTGGTCAGTGTGTACGTGCCTGACACCACCGGGTAGGTGAGCTGAGTGAAGTTGAAATTAGATACTTGGCCTAGTCCCACGGTATAGAACGCGGTCCCGGAGCAGCAAATGATACATGAGTCTGCGGGTTGCAGAGATATCGTAGAAGACCCGTTGATCAGATCTCCTCCGCTAGTCGCGATGGTGAGAGTCCCGGTCCCCGCATTGCGGACCATCATGAACCAGCTATTGGTAAGAGTGGTCGCCCCGGTGAGGGTCAGAGTGCCCGCACCACCGGTCCAAGCGTATACCGCCGCCCGGTCCGTACCGAGCGCCGTGTAGTTAGTGCTGAATGTACTTACCGGTTGTGATTGGTTAAGCGTAGTGGTAATTGCTACCAATCCGTACCCGGCGAGAGTAGCCGCGTCAGCACCGGAGGAGCCGATGCCGAACGCGATGATACCCCATGTGCCGGATGTCGTAGCGTTGGTGGTGACGTAAATGTATTGCGCTTGACCGGGTTGCACGGTTACGATGGTGCTGACGCCGAGGTAGTCCTTTACATCAAGAGCGACCGTACCGGTGTTGCGGATCAGCGCATCCGTGCCGACCGACGTCTGGTTAGCCGGTGGCATGTAAAGGTCGTAGGCGGTGTTGGTAAGGTACACCTCCATGATTCGCGCAGCGTAATCGTCTGTCGCGTTGCCATTAATGGGCCACGAGAGCTGCACCGTCGCGGTGAGCGTAATGGAACGGTAGGAGACGTCAGTTGGCTGAATGACGGTACCGGTAAAGGGGCTGTTGAAGCTGGTCATGTATCAAGCACCGTCGCTTGACGGTCTCCAATTCGGGTTACGTCTTCCGACTTGAGCGTCTGAATGATGCCGTCATACTGGGCCTTCCACATCAAAAGACGCTGATCGTTCTTTAGGAAAGGAGCTGACTGCAACAGTGTGCCGTAGAGCATCGCTTGGGGTGCGTAGATGGTGAACCAATTGGTCTGGTTACTGGAGTCCAATGGCTGCAATCGCTCGTAGTACAGCACCTCAAAATTATATGCCGCCGCCGGAGTTGGGGCCACGAGCCAGTGGTTATAGTCGTAATCGCAGTAGAACTCGGGCTTGTCAGTCTCAGTCGGGCTGGGCCAGTATTCGCGCAGGTATTCGTACTTCCGGAGCAGCACCGGAAACCGCTCGCCCGCTACGGTGACGTTCATCGACACAGTCTTGTGCCACCGCGCCGGTTTGGTGATGGTAGCCTCCCCGATGACCATCGCGCTGGTGTTGACCGTCAGATTTCCAAGGAACTTGATGTCTGCCGCGAGAGTCTGCTCGCACAGCATGATAAAAAGTGGGATTTTATCGATGGTCCCGGTGTCGGAGCGTTCGAGGTACGACTGTACATTTTCGACCAAACTATCATACGTCATTACCGCAGCGGTCGTCATGCCATCACCTCACAGTCGGAGCGAAATATATATTCTACCACACCGCACCCCTCCGGGTCAAGCCGCTACACATTTCGCTCAAAATGCGGGCAGTCCACTAGCGACCTAAAGTTTCCGCCCTAACGGTTCTTGGGGTACAGGCTCTCCCAGTAAGCGCCGATCGGGGCTAGAATCCCCTTATCCCAGATGATTTTGCCATCACGGAAGAAGTTCAAATCCATCGCGCACCGCTTAAGGTGGATGCTGTTCATCGTTTTGCTGCGACCCGTCTTCACATAAATGGCTTGCTGTTCAGGAGTACGGGCAAGTTCCCCGCCTGTGACCATGAAACCTGTGTCTGTGGCGTGTTGAATCAGCTTGCAAATATCCAACAGAAAAGCTGCTTGTTCTTGGCTAAGACTCATGATTACCCCTTTTTTGAACAACTAGGTCAATGCACGTTGCGTCTACTGTCGCACCCATATCAATGTAGTCCTGC